AGCAGGACCAAGACCAGCAGCAGCAGCAGCAGCAGCAGAAGCAGAAAGTAGACTTGGAGAACCATTGAAACAGACTGAATCTAAATTAGTACCGGAAGAGGAAAGACAATATCTAAAAGGCGAAGATCTTGAAAAATTAGATAAGTATCTTGGTATTAATAACAATCCAATATGGAATCTGGAACAAAGTAAATATATGTTTTCACCTGTTAACATTTCTGTATCTGTTATAGAAACAAAATTAGATGAACCAATTAAAAATTTTATTGATAATGTGAGTTCAATAAGTGATAGACAATTATCAAACACCGGATTAGATTTTTCTTTACCTACAGATTTGGCAATATCAGCTACAAAAATTAGAAAATATGAGAAACAACTAAACTTAGTAAATATAAAATCAATTATTAAAGAATTCGCTAACAAAGATTCAAAATTAGACGATATTTTTAGTAAAAGCAATGCCTTTCACGCGATGTTAAATAATTTACGTATAATAGATGGCGATGGCAATAAAATGAAATTTACTATTTATAAATTAGCTGAAATTGAACATAATGAATTGCGTATAAAATGGGCAAAATTAACAAATCTCACTGATAAAACATATACTACTAATAATAATGCTAAATTACCAAGTAGTGCATTCGAGCTAGATATTGGTGGTAAACATGCAACTGGACGAGAAGACTTAAAAAAATATTTTAATACTTGCGAAAAATTACAAGTCTATTATAATCAGAAACATAATGAAATAATACGATTACATAATACATTAAAAGGTATTATTAAACTTAAATTAGATTTAGTTAAACTTATTCTAGCAATACTAAAAGTTATAAAGGTCAATATTAGAAGAAATGGTTTAGAGGAAATTATTACTAATACCTATACCTATACTCCTATTGGAAAACCAAAACCCAATGTTAAAGTTAATGTACCGAAGGCTTTAAATGGTATTGAGATACTTGTAAAAAATCAAGAAGACTTGTTAAATTTAGCAAAACAGCAATTGCCAATAACTGAATCGTCAAAAGAAAGTCAAGCAGGTGGTGCCAAATCACCATTACAAATATCTACATTAGCAAATAAAAACTTTACTATAAGTAATTTTAATTTATTTGATATAAATATTAAGGCAGGACAAAAGCTTATTTTTATTCTTCCAGAAACAGATAGTTCAACAAAAGAAATAGAACGTAAAGAAAACAGATTGGAAACAGTAGAAAAAGAAAGTAATTATAAACCATTTAATAGTTTTATTGCTAAATTTATTTCTAGAGACACTAGCAAAAATGAATATAGTTTTGAACTAATAAAAGAATTCATAACTAAATCTTTCAATAATATTAGAGATATTTTTAATACAAAAGAAAGTACTCTAGAAAGTCAAACTAGATATTTTACCTATATTAATTATGAAATATCTGAAGAAGATATGAACATTATTCAAACTTTAAGAAATATTATATCAGTTGAAAATAATTTATTAGGTGATCAATATGATCGATTAAATGCAGTTAATGTTAATCAATTAAATAATTCTGCTAACCAAATAGTATCTGAAAAGATATATGAGTCAAGAGAAAAAAGTTTATATAGAAAAAGTTTAAATATTAACCCTGATAATCAACAAAAAATACAGAATATTATATATCATTGTTATGATTTACAAAATTTATATTTAATAAAGCATTCGGAATTTATTAATATTTTTAAGTTAATTCTTTATTATATTGATATGTTTTTAGTTAATATTGGTGTATTTTATTATGTTATATTATTATTTAAGATATCATCTATTCCTAAGAGTAAGCTAACTAAAAAAACTATTTATATAACGAAAGAAATGCCAATACCACCACCAGAAGAATTGCCACAAATAGAAGCACCTGCAAATTTAATTAAAAGCATGCAAAACAATCTTGAAGTCCAAAATAAGTTAATTAAATCATTACCAGGTATTAGTGAAGACGACAGTCAAGCGGGAGGTGCAGCAGCTCCGGCAGCTCCGGCAGCTCCGGCACCAGAGGCACCAGAGGCACCTATGAATTTCAACAATATCACAGAAGAAAACTTTAAGAAAGAAATTATAACATTACTTCCTGTATATATAAAATTTAGTTTTTCTAATTTGGAAGAATTGGAAAATCAAATTAATAATTTGTTAGCAAGTAATTATAATAATTTTTATTATAAAGCCTGGCTGTTGGTAAGAATTGCTAGATTAGATAGATATATTAATAAGAACGCAAGTGATACACCTGAAACACGTGAAACAATGCGAAAAGTAAATGAAATGAAAACTAAATACATAACACAATATCTATCATCTGAAAAACATAATTTTGATATTGGTGAATATATAAATGAATATGCTACATTTATAACTAGTCCAAAAATACAAAAAAAAATTAAAGAACAAATGAAAGCAACACCATCTCCACAAAGAGAAATAATACCCATAAACGAACAAAATAAGTATACAAGTGCTATACAGGAATTACGAGATACACTAGGACAAAAAATATGTACTAAAGGTGATAAAGCTTCATGTGATTATGATGTATTTATTAAATCATACAATGTTATTAATGAGAATTTATTACTAATGGGATTTACATCTGAACAAATTGTAAACATTATAGGGGAAAAAAACGAAGATTCCAATAAAATATTCGCAATTAATCAAATAGCTGAATATTTGTTGGAATCTGTGGAATACGGTGTCATGCGTGACAGAATAAGTAAATTGACGTCAACATCTGATAGAGATATGATTACCATAATTATTACTCAAATTATTAATACACAAGAAGAAATAGACCGTATAAAAGCAGCAGAAGAAGCACGTCGTGCAGCTGAAGAAGCTGAAGCAGCCCGTTTAAAAGCAGAAGCAGAAGCAGAAGCAGCCCGTCTAAAAGCAGAAGAAGAGGAAAGACAAAGATTAGCTGCTGAAGAAGAGGAAAAACAAAGATTAGCTGCTGAAGAAGCCCGTCTAAAAGCAGAAGAAGAGGAAAAACAAAGATTAGCTGCTGAAGAAGCCCGTCTAAAAGCAGAACAAGAAGCAGCAGCCGAAGCTGAAAAAAAAAGATTAGCTGAAAAAACAATTAAAGACAAAACAGATTTAATGGCTAATCCAAACTATAAAAATTTAATTGAACCACTTGCATTTGCGTATAAGATTCTTAACCTTAAAGATAAAGATAAAAGTGATGACACACTAATAACAGCCACATTAACTAGCTACAATCAAATGTTCCCAAAAACAACAGACACACACCTGGGTCTTGGTGATAACTTTACTATTGAGAATTTTAAAGAATTAATGGAATTCGCAAATCAAGTGGACATAAAAGTGCAGACATTCACTATAGATGGGATAAACTTTGATGAAATTTATACATCTATTAATAATTTCGCTATATCTGATCCATATTTATATGCAAAAAAAATAATAATCGAAAAAAATAGTATTATTTATGAAGAAATTGGTGGTGCTGCAAAGGTAGTTGTAAAATTTAAACCCAAGAAAGGTGATAATACCGCACCAATTATTATTGAAGTGTCTATTAAAAATCTTCGTGAAGTTTTGGAAAAATATAAAGATTATGAAATTGAATCTGTAAATATTAGTAGCGGTTCTTATTCGAATCCGACTATGGCAAATTCCAAAAAAATTCTAAAATTTAGTGAATTTTCTAACCCAACTATGGACAATGTTATAGAATATGCTGTCTATAATCATTCGGATCTTATGATTACTGATGTTTTGCAAAAGTTTACTGTAAAAGACTATTTAGAATCCCCCAAGAGAAAAATTCAACGGGGTGGTTATAAATATACTGATGTCGCGACAGTATCTGATAATACAATTACAATTGGTGTTGATTGTGGTGAAAAAGCTGGTGGTAAGAAAAAATATGGTCCGTATGCAAATGTTTATATACCTCAATATAATAATCTTGATATTTATGCATATTTATTTGGTGTAGATAGCATGCACGAATTGACAGATTTAGATAAAAAACAAGATAAAGAAAAACAAACCGCTTTTACTTTTAATCCACAATTGCAAAATACTGATGATGGCATAATTTATAATGGTAACAACATTCAACAGAATTTAATGACTAAATTGCATAATGGTGGAAATGTTGTATTATTTGGTTATGGTTTTTCTGGATCAGGTAAAACATATACTTTGTTAGAAGGTCAACGGTATAAATCTATTGACAAAATAATTAATGAATTAGCTAATGATGCAAATATTACAGGTGATGCCGATGCCGCCACCGCCATAAAAACTTATACTGATTCATTAACTTCTGTAGTGCCAGGTTTGCCAACACCTGCGCGTGCAGCTGCATCACCGCCAGCGGAATCTGCCGGTGCTGCAAAATCTGCTGGTGCTGCAAAATCTGCTGGTGCTGCGGCTACAGGATCTGAAGACAAAGGCAAAGATAAATCAAAGATTCTATATCAAACTCTAATAGCAAATACCATTGTAAAAACTGCAATTATTAATGCTATTAAAAACCAGAAATATGACCCTTCGCTATTGGAACAATTTATTAAAGAAAATGCATCTTATATAAATTCAGTTGATTTTTTGGAAATATACCCATTAGGTGTGGGAGACGATGGTAAGATAAAAATATTCTGTGCTGCTGCTGCTGATGCTGTTCCTGTTCCTGCTGCTGCTGCTGCTGCTGCTGCTACTCCTGTTTCTGCTGCTGCTTCTTCTAATCCTCTTACTAATAATTTACTTTATGGTACAGATATGTACGAAGAAGTTACTGCTAAAGACGCAAATAATGTGCCTTTGTTCAATACAATAAGCGGAAATGAAAATATAACATTTGATATAATTGATGCTAGAATAAAGGCAATAGAAAAATATCGTCGTGCAAACTTACGTATTTTATCGACACCAAATAATGATAACAGTAGTCGCAGTTTCTTTCAAATTACGCTAACATTAAAAAAAGGTAATAAATTAGTATTTTTTGATATGCCGGGGACAGAAAATACAGTTCGTATTAAGCAGGAATTATTAGGTAGTGAAACTTTTCAGGCTATTTCCTCAATAAAAATTCCACCAGAAATAAATGCTGCTGTGACAAATGTAGACTATATGAAACAAACAGAAGGCCACACGCCACAAGCATTCAAATTATCTAAAAAAACAGAGGATAAAAAAGATAAATACTTAGATGCCTTTAAAACTACAATAATTACATATGTTAACTTTGGAAAAATTAGTGGCAGTACCGTTAACTCTGATTATATAGGAAAAGTAGCCGAACAAATATATTTATTTTTCAATAAAAAAACTGAAGACAAATTTACTGATTTACATATTGATGAAATAGTAAAAATACCCCAAAATGAACACATTAAACAAATTGTAAGACATTTCTTAAAAACAGTTATTTTAAAAGGTTATAATGATAATAAAGATGATACAATTAAATTTGATTATTTTACATTATCCAAAACAGAAGGAACGAATAAAGTACCATTAAATCTAACAAATGTTGATGAGGCAAATATAACAAAAGTATTTGGTTTAGGATTTGAAGAAGGAGATCTTAATTGGATAAAAAATAATGGTGCTATGTTTAGTATATTTGGTGACAGAGATGACCCTAATACTGCAACTCCCACAATGGGTTTAGTACAGACGGGGAAAAAAGATTCAATGCGTAGTTCATCTAATCGATTAATGTATGATTTTAGAAACTTGTTGGTTGATAATGTACATATAAAAAAAGATTTTAGAAATTATTTTTTTAGCTATACTAATAAAGACAATCAGTGTGAATTAATAAGATATTTTTTAATAATAATGAATACTGTATTATGTAATTTAACTATGAATCAAACGTATATAACGTCTGATGAAACATTCTATAAAATTATGTTAATATTTGTATACAAATACGTTAAATTTATAGTAGACCAAGGTTCTGCAATTGTATCTAATCTAGAACACCTTAAATTTTTCTTTTTATCCAATACTAATAACATAGAGACTTATAATAACAAAGCAATCAAAGTTAAATCTCCGCTAACACCAGCAGCCGCGGCTGCAACAGCTCCTGCAGAAACACCTCCTGCACCCACAGATAAAATACTTCCTTATAATTATAATTACAATTATAATAAAGTAAATAATGAATATGTACCAGAAATGGGAGGTACAAAAAATATTCTAATAGATCCAATATATTATACTAAAGAAACAACAATAGGTGAAGGTATTCAAATGCCAGAAAAAATTAATATAGGTAATATGAAACAATATAAATTATTATCAATATTACAAGGCCTTGCTAATCAAAATCAAAATTTAGATGAACTAATAGACATATCAAAAAATGTTGTTGATTTATTTAAGAAACCAAATCAATCACTAACACCAGCACCAGCAGCGGCAGCGGCAGCGGCACCGAAAGCGACACTTACGCCAGTCAAAAAATCACAAGAAAAATCTTTATTTGTTATGTTTACAAATATTAAAATATTTACTGACAAGAAAGATGCTGAAGGAAATGAGTTAAATGATAAGAGATTTAAACAATTAGATGAAAGTACTAGAGAAAATATTTGTACTGCAGAATTTGATACACTAGAATTTGCAGATAGTATTTCCTCTACAACACAAGGCAAACAATCACATCAACCTTTATCTACAAAAGGTGGTTCCCTTAATAGATATAACTATAAAACTTCTAAATTCAACCTTAAAACATTGACACAATATAATCGAAAAATTAAAACCCGTAAAGCTACTACCTTAAAAAAACAAAAACATAACAACTCTAGCAATCCCAATCGTGGCAGAACTTTATTTGTTCGTCGTTCTAAGAAATATTTCAACTAAATTATTCACTTATTTCTATCTTCCATATTCCATATTCCATTTTCCATTTTTCTTTTTTACTCCTTCTAGAATAAATATCTACATTAACATTAAAAAATATAATAATTATAATGCCCAGAACTAAATCACCTAAAAGCAAATCACCTAAAAGTACACTGCATTCTAGCAGACTTAAGAATTTCCAAGTTTCCCAAAATAGTGATCGGCTTATTAATCTAGTTAATACTATCAACACAAAACGCAAAGACATATCCAAAATGCACAACAATCTACCAGCTAAGTTAATGGAACTTAATATTTCCGGCCAACCTACTAATCAATCTAGCAAGAATAAAATTAAAGGTAAAAGCCAAGTATATGCCAAATCAATTTCTAGTACATTTTCTAGTGTTATGCATAATGGTCATACTCACTCTCAAGGAAAACGAATTATTAATGAATCCAATAAACCATTTTTACAAGTAGAGGAAATGCACGATGGTTCTACTCAACATTATATGATACCTAAAAATAGTATTCCATATAAACCAAATAAATTTGCAAAAACATTAGTTCATTCTAGCAAAAGCAAATATTCCAAACATACCAAAAAACATTCTCCTAAAAAGTAATTTATTATTCTAGTAGACCATAATATTTTAACATCTTCCAAAATTAACATCTTCCAGAATTAACATCTTCCAAAATTAACATCTTCCAGAATTAACATCTTCCAGAATTAACATCTTCCAAAATTAACATCTTCCAGAATTAACATCTTCCAAAATTAACATCTTCCAGAATTAACATCTTCCAAAATTAACATCTTCCAGAATTATTTTGTTTTACATTTTCTATTTTTCTATTTTTAAAATCTCGTAAATAATTCGCGTAATTATTTTCTAGAATTATAATAATAATTATATTTAGCAATTAATATAATCTAGTATATATATAATATATTACCTAGTTCAAAATGCAGAATCTTAACAAAATTGTCACCATCACACTTGCAGTTATTGCTCTTGTTGCAGTCGGCTACCTCCTAGTATCATACAACTCCGCTCCTGCAAACACTACAACTACCATGCCACCACCTATGCGTATGCAAGTAGAAGCTTTTGCCAGTGAAGGTGCTCCTGCTGACCAGGTAAGTGTTCTATCCGGTGTTCAAATGCCTACTCAGCCTAGTCAAATGGTAGATGCCAGTGAAAGTATCCAGTATGTTGAACAACCACAAGGTCTCGGCAACCAAAGCACTGGTTCCCAAATGAACCAACTCCCCTCCGAATGCTATCCCAAAGATGTCCTATCTAGTGTAGACCTTCTCCCTCGTGATGCCAACTCCCTATGGGCTCAAGTAAATCCCTCTGGACAAGGTTCTCTTGCTGATCAAAACTTCCTAACTGCTGGCTTCCACATTGGTATTAACACTGTCGGCCAAACCCTTCGCAATCCCAACCGCCAACTCCGCTCTGAACCTCTTAATCCTCAAGTTAAAGTTAGCCCCTGGATGCAGACCACCATCGAACCCGATATTAACCGTCGGCCACTCGAGATTCAAGGTGATTTATAAATCACCTTTCATCAGGCATTCGGATAGCTTTAGCTATCCTCTGCGAAATCCAGGGAGACCTTTAAAGGTCTCATCTGGATTAGGTCTCATAATCAATTGGCATTTTAGAATGGTGCTAGAATAATATTCTCTAACTAATTAATTATTTATCCCCTAAACCAAAAAGGTTTTGCTATTTTATAATCTAGTTGTGGATAGAATATGAGTATTATAATAATACCATGTACTACCAAACCCATAATCGTGTCTAACGATTAGTAGGTTAGAAGTTTTTTACTTCACTATTTTAGTTTTTTATGTCATAACATTATTTCTACCCATCCGAAATAATCTGCAATTATCAGTAATTATCAGTAATTATCAGTAATTATATATTTTCCAATCATATATTAGAATACAAGATAACACCATCTGCTAGAATACAAATGCCTGCAGTTGAAAAGGTAATAAAGTCTACCACTAGTAAATCCAAAGTTCGCAAATTAGAGCAAAAAGTAAAATCAATCCAAGCTAAACAAAAACACCACATTGGTATCAAAACTTACAAATCCCAAATTGCTAAGCAAATCACTAAACAAAACATTAAACAAAACATCAAAAAATATATTACATCCACTGGTCTAGATACAGTATCTCCAACACCAATTCCCCAACAACCTACCAAATTAGACCTCATCACTACACATATTATCCAACCCGGTAATGTTAATATACCCGATATGGAACCCATCGAAATACAACCTAATATAATCCGCTTCCAACATAAAACATTACCAGCACCAGTACCAGCACCAGTACCAGCACCAGTAAAAGCACCAGTACCAGCACCAGTAAAAGCACCAGTACCAGCACCCCACCAACAGGAATATATAATAGTAATCCCTACTTATAACCGCCCCGATATAATCCAAGTTAAAACATTGGCATTATTAAATCGTCATAAAATCAATCCCCAGAATATAACCTTATTTGTTGCTAATAAAGAACAATACGATTTATATAAGGAAAAAGTCCCTGCATTCTTATATGGTTCAATAGTGATAGGTGTGATTGGGTTAAAGAATCAACGTAATTATATTATGGATTATTATCCAGAAGGTAAGCAAATAGTCCAGATGGATGATGATTTAGATAAGATAGTAGAATTAGTAGTTTCTAAGAAAACTGTAAAATCTACACGGATGGCAATGCAATCTAGAAGACGTTCTACTAGTAGAAAGACAATTAAACCAATTACGGATTTAGATGCATTTATACGACGGGCGTTTCAGATTTGTAAGGAGAAGGGAATATTCCTATGGGGTGTTTATCCTTTGTCGAATTCTCGATTTATGACCCCGAAGATGACAACTGACCTTCGGTTTATTGTTGGTCCAATGTGGGGAATAATTAATCGCCATCGACCAGATTTGCAACTCACTATTGATGAAAAGGAAAACACCGAACGCACTTTACAACACTGGGTTATTGACCATGCCGTATTACGATTTAATAACATAGGTATTGAAACCCGATATTATAAGAATAAGGGCGGTATGCAAGATGAAGGGAAAAATAGAAAAGAAGAAGCACTGAAATCCGTTTATTACTTACATCAAAAATACCCCAACCTCACTAAAATATATCTGGGGAAAAAGAGTGGTATCCCCGAAATCAAACTGCATAGCAAATCTAATTAATTTAGCTACCTCTATCTAGAATATAAACTATCCTTATTTATTCTTATTTTCTTATTTTTTTCTATTTTTTATTCTAGCATATCTTAAAATTTACATCTGCTAGAATACTAATTACTAAATTTAATACTATTGCCCAAGCCATCAAATGTGTTCCCGATGGGGTATGTTTGATGCACTTGGGCAATGCGCGTTTTCTCGTGTTTTGGCATATTTTTCCATTTTTTTGCAATTTGTCCAATACTTAGGTAAGTGATTTCCATATTACAGAACACGTTTTACCATTTTAATAGCAAAAAACACACTAATCCGTATTGATAGAGTTATAGTAGAAAGCTACCGGTGTAAATGGCACCCCACCTGATACAAAACGTAGTTGCTAAATTATCCTATCTGTAGTAAAATGAAATGACCGTAGAAAAGTGTTAAAAGTGGTTAGTAAAAAATAAGGAAAATAAGACGGGTTGAATTTTAAAAAAACGGGTTGAAGCTAAAAGTCCCTTTTGGGCTTATAAAGACATATAGCTACTTTTAGTTTCAACCCGTTTTAAAGTATAACCGCCCATTATTAAATTTCACTAAATTCTAAAACTAGTAAATAACGGTTAAATAAGGATTTTTAACACTACTAATATAAAAAGGCGCCCTGATACAAAACGTAGTTGCTAATTTGTTCTATCCGTAGTAAAATGGAATGACCGAGTAAAAGTGTTAAAAGTGGTTAGTAAAAAATAAGGAAAATATGATACCTGAAAAAAAATATAAAATGACCGTGCCTAGGAAAGTCCCTTTTGGGCTTATAAAGACATATAGCTACTTTCCTAGGCACGCCTCTTTTAAAGTGTTTCAACCCATAATTAAGTTCACTAAATTCTAAAACTAGTAAATAACGGTTAAATAAGGATTTTTACAATAGAAAATATTATTGTTAATTTATTCATCTTCCTCAAATAAGTTAAAATCATCTTCTTCGTCATCAAAATTATCAGTTAGATAGATATTGAATTCCTCATCATCAGTAGGTTGTATAAAACCACTAGAAACTTCATCTAGAATATCAGTAATATAATCCCGTGTTCGTAAATTTATGTATTCTAGAATAGTGGTATCTAAGTCTATAAAATAAGTATTGTTATGTATAGTAGATCTGATATTTCCAGTGGTGGTAGTAGTATTTTTTTGAACTACATTCAATGTAAATCCAAATTCACCTATAACCTTCTTAATAGTTTCTAAGTATTGTCTATTACTTAGTTCTTTAGTAAGTTTTTCTAAGCCAAATGCAAAGCGGAAGTCTTCATCTTTAATTACTGTCATAAGTTCAGTTTTAATAGTTTCATATTGAGCGCTGGTGAGTATATTAGGGTTTTCTTTCTTATTACGTATCCGGCCTTCTTTTTTAATACCACAGTCAATAGAAAAGTCAAAGTCCCCTTCGTGTCTTATTCCAAAATGCCATAGAATATCCTTAACATAGGTAATCTTCTTTTCTAGCTTAACATTCTTAAAACTAGTTTTATTTTGATTGCCTAGGAATGTTATAAAATACTTATAATTATGTAGTTTAGTGATTTTAGGTAAGTAAGTCTTAATATCATCCTTATCAATCGCTTTTATATCCAATCCCCATACTTTGGAAACGATATACTTCTTAATCATACAATAATATGTCCGCATATCTTTAGCGCTAATAGTAGTTTTTCTTAATTCTTTTAGAAAGTACAAGTAATCTTCTTCTGTAATAATATTATCAGCATTAGCTATTTCCTGTTGAATATCACTCTTCATTTTAGTATGTGATGCTTTATCTAGGCGTTGGTATTCATAAGTATGGCCTTTAGCAATGATTAACTGTGTAAGAACAGTTATAAAATATTCTTTATTCAAAGTTTCCGTCTCATTATAACATAGAATAGTGTCTAGAATACTTAGCTGGCCTTGTGAATTCATCATCTGCCGGAATGCAGTGCGCTTGACCTCATCGAATTGATAAGGCATTTGGAATTCATAGAAAGGCACATTATTAGTATATGCCATAACCTCGTGATGTGCATACTCCCTAACACGATTACACATCTGCATTAGGGCGCGGGGTGTGGTGCCTTTATCAGATAGCACTATAAAACACTTATTAAACCACTTGGCATTATGGTCGCATCCACTTTCAATAGTACTAGTGTAAATAAGTAAGTCGCATTTCCAATATTCATTAACATTAGTAAGTCCTGTCTTATCATTCTGGATACTGTTATGAATTATTACTTTGTATTTGTCTCTGTATAATTGGCGGTAGTACTCACTATTTTCTAATGTTAGGCATATTATTACTATTTTCAGTCCGCTTTTCAAATCATCAGCAATCTGCTTATTGAACCGTAGTTGGTCATTAGTAAATATAAAATGTTTAGAAGTGGTTTTATATTCGTTTTGCAAAACAACTGGTGGTGTTCCGTCTTCAGCAAGCGTGGATAGGAAATAATGTGCCCGGTTGGAATAATCACCATCCATAGCAATTATCTTCTTGGCACCCATACATAGCTTACGTAGGATATTGAATATGCGCTGACTATCTAGTTTTTCAAATGATAAGTGATATAGGAGTGATTCGATTTCGTCTAGTGCTATGATATCATAAGTAGGCATTTTTGCGGGTTCAACTGGTAGGTCTTCGGCTACAGGTGCAGGTGGTAAATATAAGTTGATATAACTCCTGTTTTCAGTGAATGGGTCTTCTTCTTCAATCTGTTGTTCTAGTTTATATAGGCTATCTAGTTGTAAGATGAGTTTAGTAGATTTTTTAAGTTGGTTAGGTTTAATTTGTTGGTAATGGTTAAATTGTGGAAATGATTTTTGGTGGGAATATGATAGGCTAACTCGCGGTGTTATAAATAGGATAGATGTGTCAGGTTCAGTATTATTAATGTTAGTAAATAGATTTGACATAAAATGTGTTTTTCCTGTACCGTAAGGACTTAGGATTGACACTATCTTATTTTTTTCAAAATATGGTTTAACAAAATTATAGTCTATATATCGGGTGTTAAATACTACTGGATTAAATGCTAAATGCTGGGAATTCATCCAGGGTAGGGTGATAGTATTAAATAGTTTTTTGTTATGTTTTCTGGCAATGAATAACATTTCCTGAAATACGAAATTAGGCTCGTACTTGATACTATCCCACTTACTCCGACATTCTCCTTCGCTAACATTAGCATATTTAGTGATAGTTTTGGAATATTTGTAAAATAGCTGGAATGCTGTTTCGGTATGGTTAGTTTGTTTAATAAGAAAGCATATTTCAATCCATTTATCATAAGTTTCAAAATATTTAGAAGGGTAGCAACTGATGAGTTTATCTAGGGTTGCAATATCAACTATTGTGCATTCTGGAAATCCTCCTGTAGTATTTGTAATTAGACTGGGGTATTTAGCGGTTTTGCGTTGGCTAGATACAGGTGTAGCTGACTTGGTGAATAGCGCTTTTAGTTCTTTGATTAGTTCAGCAGGCATTGGAACTATGGCTTCTGCTAGAATGTTTTCATACTTAATAAGGTCATTACCAATCTTGTAGGAACCATAATATACACAGCCATTAGTGGATTTAATATCTAGTCCGGAGTTTTCTGGGTCGTTAATGTATTTAATGCTTTGGCATTTTGCGAAGTCTGCATTGAATTGGAAAAAGAAGTGGTATCCTTTTCGTGTTTTATTGTAAAATTTGCAATGCTTCTGGCATATTTCATTAATCATCTTGTTAGTCTTGTGGTTGGGTCCATCGGTATCTATTACTGTAATATTGGAGTTGGGTCCAGTGATTTGTATTAGGGCGTTTTTAAGGTAGTCAAAGCTGGAAGTTGCAACAGTGGTGTGTTGCCATCCTGGAGGATGGATACTTTTTTTAGTCTGTGTGGCTTCATCAAATGATAATGTAATACTTTTATAGGCAATACCAAATTTACGGAGTATGCTAATGTATTGGCGGACGTGTGCTAGTTGTGGATTGTTGGGAATGTGTTTCGGTACTGGTTGATTTGCTACTAGGTTGTTAATTATTCCCGTGGCTAGGGTAGTATTACTGATGGTTGGCATTCTGGCGATTTATATATTGATTGTTTATATAACTCTCTACTACTAATTAATCTTATAAAATATTTTTTTTTAAATTAATTTAAAATTGATTAAAATTTATTTTAAAGTATAAATTAATAATAAATTATATTAATGTATAATAGAAAGAATGTCTAAAGTGGTTGAAACTATTAACAATGATGTAAAACCAGTTGAAGTAGTAATTAAAAAAAGATATAAAACTCCGGAATATATTTTGCGAGCAAATAGAAAATATAATGAAAAGAAAAAGAATGATCCCGAATACATAAAACAGAAATTAGAGAAAGAAAAGCTAGAACAACAACAACTGGAAACAATGACAAAATGCCCTGATTATATAAAGCGTGCTGTTAAAAATTATAATGAGCGAAATAAAACAAATCCAGAATTTATTCAAAAGAAGAAAGAAAGCCAGCAAAAATATAGAGAAGCCAATAGAGAACGTTTAAAAGAAGAAGCTAGATTAAGATATCATAATAAAAAACTAGAAAAGCAAAAAGAACAATATGGTTCTGTAGATGTAAAATTAGCCGAACAACTTGAACATACTATTCTAGAAGACAAAGTACAAATACCTGTATAATTTGTTTGCTATGTAATAATGGTTTTCAAATACGCCCAAATTGTTGTTTTTTTCACTAGTAAACCCCCTACGATAGGTGTATAGCTAATTTTTGCAAAAATTCTCAATTATTCTCTAATATAATAGTAATAATTGCTAAAAAGATGAAAGGTAAAATAACATTAAAAGAATTCTTAATAAAATTTACTGCAATTCCGGAAAAGTTTATTAATGAATATACTGCATTTTACGATAAGTGTTCTAGTAATAAGTTTGGAATAAAATTAGAAGAAATAATGAAATATTTAATTATAGAAAATCTAGAAAAATTCGAAGAACGTATTAGAAATAATTACATAGAAGGTGTAGATTATGAGAAAGTTAGGTTAAAACAAAAAGCTGTGAAAGGCATTAAAGACGTGCATTATATGATTTCGTTCGAAGGTTTTGAAAAGATAGCTATGCGTTCTAATACTAAAAAAGGCCAGATGTTCCGTGATTATTTCATAATGCTCCGTAAATTCATAGATTATTATAGACAGCATTTTGCAGATAAAATAATGGAATTAACGCAAACTAATAAATTTGTGTATATCTTATTAGTTAATAAAAATAAGAATATTTTTAAGGTTGGTAGAACTGGTGATATCCGGAAGCGATTACAAACATATGCCACTGGAAAAGATAACCATCCCGATATAAAATTTATAATGATTGTAAACGATGATAAGAAAGTAGAAAATTGTAGCAAACTATTTTTAAAGGTAAAACAATTCAAAGCTAATAAGGAATTATATAAAACAAATTTAGATTATCTTAAAAAAACAGTTTTTAATTGTGCAAAAATGGATGATGACCTAATTAAGGAAATTGAAAATGCCGATAAATATGATTCCTATGTAATATTTGATAATAGCAATACATTAGAATATGTAAATCTAAATAACGCAACCATTGGTAAACCAGAAGAATTAACCAATTCTAGAAAGACTAAGAAAACTGAGAAGACTAAGAAGACTAAGAAGACTAAGAAAACTAAAGGCAAACCTTAAATATGTTTCTATTTTTTTTGTATGTTTCCGTATGTTTTTCCATATTTTTCCATTTTTATCAATTTCACCTGGACTTGCAAACGTGTTTTACGTGGAATGCCACGCGTTTTACCATTTTGATAACCCCACGCGCGCGTTATGAGTGGCTTTCCGTTAGAATAGTTGACCAGATTTCCCGCTGTTTTATAGGGTCAGGGGAAAGTGCATACCACTTATCACGTGCCTGGAGTGATTCCCATTTTTGGTCAAGCGCCCAAAATTCATATTTGTCGCCCGAAAGTTGATTGGATTTCATATTATCATTACAGGTGTTGAATAAATTGAGTATTTCGTCCACATAATCTCCTTTAACGATATATGCAGAAGATGTTGTTGCCCGGGTTAATCGTTCTAGGGTGGTGGGTTTTAATATATTATCTGATGAGTATATTTCCAATTGAGTGGAATGGGGTTCTGGTGCTTTGTCATTAATTACTTTGTTGGCAGTGGCGAGCATTATTACGTTCCAATCGGGGTCTTTTTCATCAAGGGTTTGAATTGCTTGGGTAATGAGATTGTTTACCGTGGTGGGGTCAGTATCTAATTGCGCATCATCTTCTAGAATAAGAACCCGGTTCCATTTGTTGAGTTTAATCATATTCAGGGCGAGAATATGGGATTGAATACAGCCTTTGTGCCCATTCTTTGGCATATATACACCACTGACTTTGTGAATTTTTGCAGGGGTGGTGTTAAGTGTTTCTAATTCTTGGAGAAGTAGGTCTTTGCGGTCTTGCCGGTTTTCTAGGTTGATGTAGATTATGGCATCTAGGGTGTTTATACCATATTCTTCGGATAGAAATCCTTCCCAGTTGCGTTTGGTTATGAGAATGGCAAGAATTGTTAGTAAGGCAAAGAAGATGATGTATTCTAGATTGTGGTTGATGTATTTTAGGATAGGTTGGAGTTTCATTCTGGGAGAGGTGTTATTTTAGTATTTATTTTAGTATTTAGTGAGAAATATATTTATTGGAGTTATGAATAATGATGAAACGTAAGCGGGTACAAGTACCACAATCATCTATTTAATGCAAAATTACTTCTATATTTTTGATAATTTTTTTATGTAATTATATTATAATATTGATTAGCTAGAATAACAATTATGGTTTTTAGGAAATATTCTAGAAATACGAAAACCCAATTGGGGGGTGCGAAGCCAAAAGCACCCACCCGGGTTGCTAAATCAAGTTTTATAAAAGCACAAACTCGTGCTGCAAATGCAGCAAAAAAAAGTAAATTAGAATCAGCACAAGCTGCAACAACACTGGCGTTGCAGCCAGAAAAATTAGCATCTGCAAAGTATGCATCTAGACAACGAAGCAAACTTGGTTTTGTAGAAGGTACATTGACTGCAGACGCAATTAAAGAAAGACTTGACGCATTAAATGCACAAAAACTGGCAGCGGAAAAGAAATTGCTTATTAAAGGTAGTTATGGACCTTGGTATAGTCTTCGCAGACAAACAGATGCCAGTGCACAAAACGCAGCACTTACTAAAATAAGTGCTGCTTATAATGCTAAGAAAAAGCAAGTTCTAAAACAAATGTTTAGAAGTAAAAACTTAGCAAAAGCTACTAATTCTAGTACGTATAATAAGAGTTCAGCAAGAAAATATTTTAGAACTACCCGTGCCACAGCAATAGATAGTATTTTAAATTCAAGAAAGTCAGCTACAGCTACAGATAAAGCTAAAGCTATTGAAAATTTAGCTGGCTTAGCAAAAAAACGCTTAAACTATGTATCTGGAAAGGGTTTTACATTACAAACAAGCTTAGCACAAAAACAAACTGAATTACAACAGAAATTACAAAACAAGCAAGCAGCACAATTGGATGTTAGCAAAGCGGAATTTGCATTAGAAACTGCTAAAAAAGCTTTGTCTGATGCAACAAATATAAATGTTGCAAAACAGGCACGCAAAAAGATAGATGAAGCTACTACAGAATTAACTATAAAACGAAAGGCATTAGTTAACGCAAGAAAACAAAGTGGTTCAACTAAAGGATTGGAGCGCAATATTAGAGGATTATCAAAGAAATTTAGTAAATCATATTTAGGTTTAAAGGAAAAGCAAACAGATCTTGAGACAAAACTTAAGTCATCAAAGAATAAAAATCCATCCAAAAGCAATAGCACAGGAACAACGATTGCAAAAGATGTTGAGTTTGCAACTCAAGCACGTGAAAAAATGCGTGAAGTAAGGGCGGCATTACCGGCTATTACTAAATTATTAAAAAATCCACAAATGAGTCAATATACACTAGATGATAGTGGAAATTTAAAGGAGGGATATAAACTAGTATCTTCTGCTAGTTTATTAGAACAATATAACAATATTAATCAACAAAATGCCAGTGTTGAACAACTTGAAAAGGCAAATAGATTAGTTGAATTATATAATTATGCAACTAAACAAGAAGCTGCCGTAAAAGCAAAAGATGCATTGGAAAAACGGATTAAAGCCATAACTAATGAAAAAGAACGAAGAAATACAGCACCAGCACCAGCACCAGCACCAGCACCAGCACCAGCAC